TACCAATAATGTGACATATATATCTCTTTCAAAAGGAATCATATTATCCAAATCATTTAAATTATATTTGTGATGCTGCATTAAATTGAAATTTGTTACATAATAATTTTCAAGTGAGTTATGACACAGGCTCACGAAAAAAAATCTTCAAGAGTACTCAATACAACCTCTTCTTCTACACCGCATTTTTTACATCTATATTTTTTAGACACAAAAATAGTTGGCATAGTAGAAAAGAATGATCTTATTTGATCAAATTGCTGAGAATTTAAATTATTTAAAAATTCAGTAATTTCTTCTTTTTTGTATTCATTGGCATGATAAATTTCATCATTATGATATATGTAATCTATTGATCCAACGACAACTTCAAATAAATCATCAATCATACCATTCATTTCAGTAGAATTTGTCACTTGTCCCAACAATTCAACTGTTGGATATTTCATCATAATTCCCATTTCTTTTGATAATTTAATGTTAGGTTCATTTTCTTTATTTTTTACAGGTTTTATTTCATCTATATTAATTTTTACTTTTTGTGTGCCGTCACAAGATTCACCATTTTTGTTTAAGTTGTTTTTATGCTTTAAATTTACTTCAATTGTTTCTCCGATAGATCTGGATCTTATTTGTAAAAAGATATACTGCAAATCAAATAAAGGTAGATGTTCTACATTTAAATCCGTAAGTAAACAATTTGATAATATCTGTCTGATAGCTCTTAAAATATCTTTTTCATCACCTGATTCTAAGGCCATTAATAGTATTTTTTCTTCTTTGACAAGAAAAGGTCTATATTTAATAGTTTTGTCATTAGATACCAACTTCAACTCATAAGTTGGTATGTTTAATTTGGGTAACATAATTTTGCCTGTGTCATAAAATTATATAAAAAATTGTGATTAATTAAAACCTGATAGGTTAAAACTAGTCATAGGAGTTTCGGTGCTAATAGGTTCTTCAATGTCCGTATTAACATCAGAGTTTCTCAACCAATATCTATATGCAAAAGTAACATTGATTTTTGCATAATCATTAGTTGCAGAAGTATTCAATGATAAAGCACTTACTATGGTAGGAAAACATTCTTTAAATGTACAAAAATAAATAGGTTGGTTTGTTTCGTCTAACATGCTTAGAGAAATGTCTTGTACGAATGAATCATAATAGTTAACATCAAAACTTGTTGGATGTGTTATGTTATCCATCCAATAATCAAAAAACCTTTTTTCTTCTAGACCATTTGAAGTGCATAAAAATGTCATGTTTGTTTCAACGTATGAGCTGCCATATGGAATTTTTCTGATCGGACCATAAGTTTTTTCTTCAACTGTTAAAATATTTCTACCAGGCAATTCCGCCATTTCACACAAATAGGTCAAGTCTTGTTTGTTTCCAAATGAGATATTTCCACTAAATCGCACTTCAAATCTATTAATGGGAGCAACATTTTTTTTAGAATTTATTTTTTCTCTGAAATCTGATATGGATAATGGCATTAAATCATTCCTTTACTATCTTTCCAAACTTTCTTTTTATCTTGCTTTTCAAATCTTTCTAATGGTAAAAATAATGCTAATTCTTTTTCTTCATCATCTAATATAACAACCTTAGAATTTATATGTTTATATAAATACCTTTTGACTGTTGGCCTAATTTGTTTTATTTTTGATACATTATTCCAATTTATCTCATTCACTTTATCTATGGAGTCCATCAATTTTGCTCTCATAATAGGGTGTAAATAGTGAAAATTTAATCCTAAAAAACCATCTTTGTACATTTTTACACACAATATCAGAGGAAATCTGTCATAGTATGGTAATATTTTTTTCCATTTAGGATCATAAAAATATGTTGCCATTATTCCTGGTTCAATTTTAGAGATGCTTTGTTTTTTATTTTTATTGTAAAAATCATCGGCATTTTTTATATCAGAAAATCTATTAGTTAATCCTGCTGATATACTTCTAACTCTTCTTTGCAACCATTTGGTAGCATCTCTGGTTTTTGCAACTCCTTGAGAACTTTTTATTAATTTTTTAAATTTATTTAAAAATTTTTCTTTTTCCATAATAATATTTAGTTAAATAAATGATCTTCTGTAATAATTTCAAATTTCCATCTCCTATCTGCACAAAATTCTTGCGCTGCATTCCATTTTGCTTCGTTTATACCATACACATAAACTTCTTTTAAATATTTTTTTGTGATGGATGCTGGTTTTTTTGGGGGCGAAGTTTGTATTTTAGGTTTTATTTCAATTAAAATACATTCAACAATATTTTTGTCTTTTTTTATCTTTATCCAAAAATCAGGATAATATCTGTGTATTTTTTTATCAAAAGGAGATTTGTATGGTATGGCAATCTCTTCACTAGACCATTCAATTATGCTTGGATTTTGTTCACAGTAATTCATGAATTTTCTTTCCCATAGAGATCTATAGGTTACATTTGTCGGATCACCTTTATATTTTTCTAAATTTTTTATTCTATATTTTCCTTTATAAGCCATAATAAATATATAGTAGATAAATATTAAAAAGGAATAATAATGTCTAGTCATTTTTTAGATAATATACGAAAAACAATTATAAATGATATTCCTCTTACCGACACAGGAACAACATCTTATAATGCTAGATTTCCATATAATGTTGGTGAAACAAATGAATATGCAAAATTTTGTATTTTTGTAATTATAGGCAGATCAATTGGAAATAGGCGCATTTTAAAAGGATATGTACAATTACCATTACCTCAGGAGATTAATGAAGGTCTAAATGTAGGATATAATACAAGTAGTTTTGGTGTTGTTGGAGCGGCAGCTGTTGGATCATTAAGGGATAATATATCCGGTCAAAGTATAGGTGAATTAAAAGATAATGCGGAAAGAATACTGAAAAAAGGTGTAGGATCATTTAATATAGAATCTTTTTTTAAAGTTGCAACAAATTTAGCTTTAAAAGGTACACCTGGATTAAAAGCAGCTGTTAATAATTCTTCAACTACTATTGAAAATCCATATATGACAAGCACTTTTTCTGGTGTTGGATTCAGACAATTTAATTTTAATTTCAATTTAATTCCAAAAAATCAAGAAGATTCTATACAATTATCTAATTTGATTAATATTTTTAAGACTTCAATGATGCCGAGAGATAAGGTTGAAATAAATGACAATTTATTACCAATTAATACTGGATTACAGTATTTACCAGATATATTTGATGTATTTTTTTATCCTACCACGTTAAGTTTTTCTCAAACAAGATCCGGTAATAATATGCTGAGAATTAGAGATGCCGTATTAACAAAATTTGATGTTAATCTTTCTCCTGACACTCCTTGGCCCGTTTTTCATGAATCTGATGATGCACCTTTCTCTGCTACAATAAATTTAAGTCTGAAAGAAACAGTTATTTATACCAAAGAAAGATGTGAGGATGACTATGATGATCTTTTACGAGGAACACAGAGATAATGACAACTAATTCTTCAACATCTGATCCCACAACTTTCATATCAAGACTAACTGCAGGAGATGTTCTTAGATATCCTGAAAATATTGGTAGTAAAACAGATGGTTTACATCATTTTATGATTATTAAAGAGTTTAGGTTTTTAGAGCAAGAAAAAACTGATGATCCTTTTAACGGTTTGCAAAAATTTATGACCGACAACTCTTTTAATTTAATTGATACATTTTCGACAGGAGCATATACTAATAATTACAGACAAATCAATTCTTTTGTTTTATATCTTCCACAAGGTGTTTTTCAGACTGTATATAATACAAATTATGATGATGTTGAGTTGGGATTTTTTGGCGCTACGATTGAAAAATATTATGGTATTGGTGAACAAAAAGTTAGAGAGGCATATGAAAAATATAAAAATGATACAAAAGGTTTTTTTTCAGAATCATTAGACATGTATGGAGATATTTTAGATACCATGAAACCTATGGCAACCGATGCTTTGAATTCATATGCTAGAGATTCGGTTGATAGAATAAAATTTAATGCCATACAAGCGGGAGGAGCTTTTTTAGGATTAGTCACAGATGCAGGTAGTAATAATATAGCTGCACAATCTATGAGAAGACAAGAAAATCCTTATACTTCTCTTGTTTTTACTGGTGTAAGATCTTTGAGACAGCATACTTTTGATTTCGATTTCAAACCTAAAAATTATAGAGAATCTAAAAATGTGTTGAAAATAATCGCAATGTTAAAAAAAGGTATGCTACCATCATTAACGGTTCATCAACCAAGTGAAGTTTCTACATCTCAAATTGATGAACCTTCAACAATAGATGTGAATAAAAATGATTTGGCGAGTACAACACAAATTAAAAATAAAAAAAATACTGTAACATATACCGATTCTAATAGAATGCCGTCTCAATTTTTTAAATTTCCAAACGTTTACACAATTGACTTTTATGATTTAGATGGTTATGAAGATGGGAATCCTTTTTTATTTAAAATAGGACAATCAGTTCTAGAATCCTTGACAGTAAAATATGGTAATACATATTTTGAAAAAGATGGGTATCCGACAAACATTACTTTAAATCTATCATTTAAAGAGAATTTTGCTCTAAATAGACAAATGACTGAGAGGGGTTATTAATGTCTCAATTTTTTACGAATTATCCCAAAATTAATTATAATATCGATAAAGAAAAACCGGTTACTACGGTTAAATCTATCAATTTAATGACCAGAATCAAAATTAAAGAAATAGTAAATTCATATTTTAGTGCCTACTATCCATATGTTGTAAAAGATTATGAAAGAC